AAAGAAGGTCATTATGCTTTAGATTATGATAAATTAATATTTGGTGTTGGTAAATCAGGTATTGATTTTGCTCAAGAAATTCAAGATGAATATCAATTAGAAACTGAATCTAAATCAGTTCAAATTGGAGTTAGATTTGAAGCACCACAACATCATTTTCAAAAATTAATTGATATTAGTTATGATTTTAAATTATATAGAAAATTTGAAGATAAAGGTGTTTCATTAAGATCATTCTGTACAAATAATAATGCCGCTTATGTTGCTGTAGAAGAAACTTATAATAATCACTCATATAATGGTCACGCTAAAAAAGATCCTAAATATAGAAATGATATGACTAATTTTGGTATATTAATGGAAATTAATGGTATTAAAAATCCATTTGAGTGGTCTCGTGATATAGTAAATAAATTACAATTTGCTGGAACCGGTTTATATTATTCTCCATCTCGTATTCCATCTAAAACATCTGAAGGAAATAAAGTTAGTGCTTTTCAAATTGATAATTTAAATGGTGTTAAACATGTTATGGGTGAATATTGGGATTATATTGAGAATTTTATTGAGGATATGAAAAAAGTATTTCCAACATTATGTGATGATTGGGGTATTTATATTCCTGAGGTAAAATATCTTTCTCCTGAACCTCTTGTAAATTATAAAGATTTAGCATTAGCAGAATACCCAGATGTACATTTTGTAGGAGATGCTTTATCAGCTAGAGGTATTACAGTGTCAGGTGCTCAAGGTATTCTAGCTGTTGAAGATTTAGTTAAAGGATGTGAATGGGATAATATTCATGGAGATGTAACTTACTTCAGATAATTTGGAAAATTCAAATAAAATTTATTATAATATAAAAAAGTTATGCAAACAAAAACGATAAAATCAGAAAGTAGAATTATTAGTTATTTTGATAATTCAGATCGAAGAGTATTCCACAATTGGGAAGGACCTGCTATTAGATATTCAGATAAATCACAAAAAGATGAATATTATATATTTGGTCAAAAAATGACAAAAGATGAATGGAATGAAACAAAAAGAGATTTTAATGGTATTCCTCCATCAAAGAATCCAACATATGAACAATCAATGTTACATTAATATATGAAAATAGGATTTACTGGAACTATGTCATGTGGGAAGACCACTTTAGTTAAAGCATTAAAAGAAACATATCATTTTGCTCATTATGAAACAGCTGTTGAGAGGAGTAAATACCTAATGAATTTAGGTATTCCTCTTAACACAGATTCTACATTAAAAGGTCAATTCATATTTTTAGCTGAACGTTCTACAGAATTAATGATTGAAAATATTATTACAGACAGAACAATATGGGATGTATGCGCGTTTACAGCTTTAGCTAAATCAATTCCAAATAATCAAAAATGGGATTTTGAAAGAGCAGCTATAAATTTAAAAGATGATTATGATATTATATTTTATATATCACCTGAAGGAGTAGAATTAGAAGATAATTCAATTAGAACTACAGATGTTAAATATAGATCAGATATTGATTTTCAAATTAAAAAGTTATTAAAAAGATTTCCACCTAAAAAATTGGTTAATATGCCTCCTTATTTAACTACTGAAGAAAGAATAAAAGAAGTTGTGAAACATATTTATAATAGTGAAAAATAATGTTTTAATAATAATACTTTTATTAATTTTTGTTTTTCTTTTATCAAAAAATAAAGGAATAACATCATGTTCTGAAAAAAAATCAGATACTACTACTATCCATGATACAACATGGAAAGTTAATATAAAAAAATATCCAGTGTATACTCCAGGTCCTGTTATTACTTTACCTGGAGATACACAATGGTTATTACAACCTATTGATACTATGTCTTTATTAAGAGACTATTATTCTAGGCGTGTATATTTTGATACTATATGGATAGATAGTTTTGGATTTGTATATTGGGGTGACACTGTAAATAAAAATAGAATAGTATCTCGTCAAAAAGGTACAAATTATAAAATACCTACAATAACAAAAACCATCACAATAAATAATTATTATAATCAAAGACGACAGTTAAATATAACAGGATTAGTAGATGTGTTAAATCCAACTTTATATGGTGGTTTATTATATGAAGATAGAAAAGATAGAATATATCATTTAAATATAGGTGTAGGTTTAAGAGGTTCTTCTTTAATAGGGGGAGTATCATTTCCTATTTTAAAAGAATCTTCAATTTTAAAAAAATAATTATGTCTGATAAATCTATAAAAGAAGCCATAATCCAAGAACTTACTCGTTGTAAACAAGATCCTATATATTTTTGTAAAAAATATTATATGATTCAACATCCTACTAAAGGTAGAGTTAAATTTAATTTATATCCATTTCAAGAAGCTTGTTTAAAAGTATTCTTAAAGAATCCATTTAATATAATTAATAAATCTAGACAATTAGGTATATCAACTTTATCTTCAGGTTATGCTTTATGGTTAATGTTGTTTCATACTGATAAAAACGTATTATGTATAGCTACAAAAACTGAAACAGCTAAAAATATGGTAACTAAAGTAAAATTTGGTTATGATAATTTACCTAGCTGGATGAAGATAAAAACAGTTGAAAATAATAAATTATCAATTAGATTATCTAATGGATCCCAAATGAAAGCAGTATCAGCAGCTGGTGATAGTGCTCGTTCAGAAGCTGTATCGTTGCTTTTAATAGATGAAGCTGCATTTATTGATAATATTGAAGAGGTATTTATTTCAGCTCAACAAACCTTAGCTACTGGTGGTGGTTGTATAGCAATGTCTACACCTTATGGTACAGGTAACTGGTTTCATAGAACATGGGTAAAAGCAGAATCAAAAAATAATAACTTCATACCAATTAGATTACCATGGACTGTTCATCCTGAACGAGACCAAACATGGAGAGATAAACAAGATGTAGAATTAGGACCTAGAGCAGCTGCTCAAGAATGTGATTGTTCATTTACTACATCTGGTGATACAGCTATAGATCCTATATTTTTAAATTGGTATGACACACAAACTATAGATCCTATAGAAAGAAGAGGTTTCGATAATAACTTATGGATATGGGAACGACCAGATTATTCAAGACAATACGCTGTTTTTGCAGATTGTGCCCGAGGAGATAGTAAAGATTATTCAGCTTTTCATGTGTTTGATGTAGAAAATAATGTTCAAGTAGCTGAATATAGAGGACAAATAGGAACAAGAGATTATGGTCATTTTTTAGTAGGTATAGCTACTGAATATAATAATGCTTTGTTAGTTATAGAAAATGCTAATATAGGTTGGGATGTTATTCAAACTGTTGTAGAAAGACAATATGCTAATTTATATTATTCACCAAGACAAGAAGCAGCTATGGTAAATGTTGAAATGTATTTAGATAAATTTGAATCAGGTCAAGGTATGTTACCTGGTTTTACTATGTCTCAACGAACTAGACCGTTATGTATATCTAAAATGGTATCATATATTAATGAAAAATCAGTAACTATTAATTCTAAAAGAACAATGGAAGAATTAAGAGTATTTGTTTGGAAAAACGGCAAAGCTCAAGCTCAAAATGGTTATAATGATGATTTAGTTATGAGTTTAGCTATAGGAATGTTTTTAAGAGATACATCTTTACGTTATAAACAAACAGGTGATCAATTAACAATTAAAGCTTTAGAAGGAATAAGCAGAAATCAAAATTATTTAGGTCCAGCTGTTTATAATAGTGGTGTAACTAACAATAATCCTCAATCAACTTGGACTATGAATGATGGATATGGTAACCAAATAGATTTAACTTGGTTAATATAAACATATTTATTACAATAATAACATAATGGCATTATTTGACAATCTAAAAAAATTATTTTCCAGCGATGTAATCGTAAGAAACGTAGGAGGTAATGAACTAAAAGTTATAGACTCTGATAGAATACAATCAGCTGGTGTTTTACAAACAAACGCTATAGTTGATAGATTCAATAAAATATACACTACATCAGGAGTAGCAGCTTACGCTGGACAAACAGCTTTAAATTATCCTTCAATTAGACCTCAATTATACGCAGATTATGAGGCTATGGATACAGATGCTATTGTTGCTTCCGCTTTAGATATTATTTCTGATGAATGTACTTTAAAAAATGAATCTGGAGAAGTATTACATATTAGATCTAGTGATGAAAATATTCAAAAAATACTTTATAATTTATTTTATGATGTATTAAATATTGAATTTAATTTATGGTCATGGACTCGTAATATGTGTAAATACGGTGATTTTTATCTAAAATTAGAAATTGCTGAAAAATTTGGAGTTTATAATGTTATACCATTTTCTGCTTTCAATATTTTAAGAGAAGAAGGTATGGATCCTAAAAATCCATCATATGTAAGATTTAGATATGATCCAGCTGCTGCTTCAGCTGGGGCAGTTAATGCTTCAGCTTGGGCTAATTTTAGTACAAATAATAATATTGATAATGGTATTTTCTTTGAAAATTTTGAAATGGCCCATTTTAGATTATTATCAGATATGAACTTTTTACCATATGGTAGATCATATCTAGAGCCAGCTCGTAAATTATTTAAACAATATACTTTAATGGAAGATGCGATGTTAATACATCGTATTACAAGAGCTCCAGATCGTAGAATATTTTATGTTAATATTGGTCAAATTCCACCAGCTGAAGTAGATAACTACATGCAAAGGATGATTTCTAAAATGAAAAAAACTCCATTCATGGACGAAAAAACAGGCCAATATAATTTAAAGTATAATATGCAAAATCTATTAGAAGATTTTTATATACCTGTTAGAGGTGGAGATCAAACAACTAAAATAGATAATTTACCTGGTCTTACTTATGATGGTATTCAAGATGTTGAATATTTAAGAGAAAAATTATTCGCTGCTCTTAAAGTACCTAAAGCATTTATGGGTTATGAAAAAGACTTAACAGGTAAAGCAACATTAGCAGCAGAAGATATTCGTTTTGCTCGTACAATTGAACGCATTCAGCGTATTTTAGTAAGTGAATTAACTAAAATAGCTTTAGTTCATTTATATACTCAAGGATATGATGGTGAAGCATTAACTAATTTTGAATTATCATTAACAACACCATCAATTATTTATGATCAAGAAAGAATAGCTTTATTAAAAGAAAAAGTTGATTTAGCTAAACAAATTCAGGAATCTAATTTAATGCCTTCTGATTGGATTTATGATAATATATTCCACTTTAGTGAAGATGAGTTTGATGAATTAAGAGATTTAGTAGTTGAAGATAAAAAACGTGAATTTAGATTAACACAAGTATTAGAAGAAGGAAACGATCCAGCTGAATCAGGTCAGGCTTATGGAACTCCACATCAATTAGCAACTATATATGGTGCTGGTAGGTATACATCAACACCTGAAGCTCCGGAACAAGTACCTTCAGGTTATGATGAAAAACAAGATTTAGTAAGACTTCCAGGTAGACCAACTGAAAAATCATCTATTATTAATACCCAAAAATCAGCTTTTGGTAAAGATAAACTTGGAAATAGAGAATACTCAGCTGTTGAACAAGGTGAAGAAAAATTAGGCAAAACACAATATAAAGGTGGGTCTCCTTTATCTTTATCTGAAACTCAAACTGTATTCTTAAAAAACAAATCTATGTTTTCAGTTTTAGATGCGTCTAGAAAAATAAATCTATTTGAATCTAAAGATAACGAAGGATTATTAAGTGAAAATAATATTTTACCTTCATAAACATATACATATTTATTATTAGACTCATTATTTAGTAATGCCATCTAAAAAAATTATAAAGCACAATAAACTGAAAAATACAGGCATATTGTTTGAATTGTTAATTCGTCAGGTAACAAATGACTTTTTGACTAAAGGAGACTCTCCATCAGTGAAAATATTAAAAAAATATTTTTCTAATACTGAATTAGCTAAAGAACAAAGATTATATAATCTTATAAATTCTAATGAGCGATTAAGTGAAATTAAAGCTGAATCTGTTTTACAAACTATAGTTGAAACTTCTAAAAAAATTGATGTTAAAAAAGTAAATAATGAAAAATATAATCTTATAAAAGAGATTAAAAAACATTATGATTTAAATGGTTTTTTTAAAAATAAAATAAACAATTATAAAACATCAGCGGCTATCTATACGTTATTAGAAAGTTATTACACTAATGATTATATAGAACCTAAACAAATTGTTAATAATAAAATTACTATTTTAGAAGCTTTAACTCAAAAAGAGATAATTAATGAAGAAAATGAAAATATAAAACAATTTCTTCAAGAGTCTAAAGATATTAGAATACTAACATATAAAATATTAATTGATAAGTTTAATGAAAAATATGATTCTTTTTCTAAACAACAAAAATTAATATTAAAAGAATATATTAATAATATCAATGATTCTGACAAGTTAAAAGATATAGTAAATAAACATTTTAATTATATTAAAATAGCTTTAAGTGGACATAGTGATAAAATAGAAGATAAAGTCACTAAAATTAAACTAAATGAAGCTATTAAACTTGTACAAGTTATTAAGAAAAATGAGCATCCTAAAGAAGAACATCTTTTAAATTTATTTCAATATTATGAATTATTAGATGAAGTTAAAAAATTAACATAATGGATAAAAAACAACTTCAAAAAATAATTACAAATCTTATTAAAGAGATTAATAATAGTGGAGGAGCTACTAGTGGTTTTTCAACAGGCACTGGATATCAACATCAAGGTAAAAAACCTAAAGATGAATCTAAAAATTACCAAAAAGTTCCTAAAGATGGAAAAGGAGTTCCATCTGCATTCACTCCAGGAGCTAAAGATTTATCAGCCTACAAAAAATTAGGATATAGAGAAGTAAAACCAGAAGAAATGATTGATGCTGCTTATTTATGGGCTGGAAAAGGTGGTTTAAATGAAGCTTTAAATATGCCTGATGTTATTAAATTAAACATTCCTTTGTTTTTACGTTTGTTAGAATATGCTAAAGAAGATGCTAAAACAGACATGGATCTTCATAGAGTGACAGAAAATGTAATTAAATTAAGTCAATTAGGTAAAACTCTCTTAATGGCTGATTATGATAAAATTACAGGAAATACAGAAGAATTGAATGAATCACGTTATAGCACATTTAAAAAACAAACTGAAGTAGTTAAACCATCTACACAGATGCATGTTGCTATTAAAGAAATAAAAAAACGATTACAAGAAGTTAATAAAATAGCAGGTTATACAAAACAACTTAAAAATGATTTAAGTGAAAACAATGGAGTAGATTATAACAAAAGAACTGAAGCTTACTTAGAACAACTAATGAAAGAAACAGCTCAATTATATAAACAATTAAAAGAAATAAAAAATGGCAGCGAAAGCAAAAACTAAAACCAGTTTAGTGCGGGTTTATACAGCTAAACCTAAGAAAAAAAGAAAAGGGATACATGCTAAAACCAAAATGTCAAAAAATAAAAACTCAAAAAATTATACAAAAATATCTGTAGGTCAAGGAAATTAATAAAAACATGACATCTCTAAAACAATTAATACTAGAAGAAGAAGAATATTCAATACCAGGAACTGAATTTGCTTCAGCTGGAGAATCATTCTGTGTTAGAGGAGCTAAAACAAAAGGTTTAACTCCTGAACAATTACAAACTGTTAGAGATGTTATGTCTGACAACCCAACACCAAAACAAGAAGAAAAAATTAAAGAAATAATAATTAAATCATTAATAGGTCAGATATGTAATGATGCTGGTAAAATAGCTAACAGATATAAACAACATGGTATTACTCGTGATGATCTTATTTCTGTAGGTATTGAAAAAATGCTTAAATTAACATGGCCTAGAATTGATTGGAAAAGAGATACAACTCCTCAAACTTTTATAATGGCTGAAATGAGAGGTCATATGACTAACGCCGCTAATAAAGAAGTTAAAAAGAAAGGATTAAGTGGAGTAGGTGATCAATCACGTGTATCTACTATGAGTTTAGATGCTCCTATTTCTGGTAAAGAAGGAGATGATATGACTGCTTATGATATTATTGGTGGTTCATTTGATAATGAAACAGAAGAAGCAGATTTTATGGAGCGTTTATATCGCTATTTAAAAAGTAAAATAAAACCAGGAACTAAAACTTCAGATAATAAATTAAGATCATTAGAAAATTTTATGGGTATTGAAGATGGAGAATATACTGGATACTCATTATCTAGAAAAGAATTAGCTGATGAGTTAGGTATAAACCATGCTTCAATTCATGCTTGGCAACAAGATTGGTCTGAAATTCTTAAACAATTAAAACAAACTCAACCTGAATTATTTAGTGAGTATAGAAAAAAATAATATTTATTAGTATGGCAAATAGTCTAAAAGCAAATAACAACACCAATTCATATGTAGGTAATTTATCTAAAGTTAAAAATTTATCTACTGTGCAAGAAATTGATAGAGTAAACATTTATGAATTTGAAAATGGAATGGATGTTGAACTTACTGAATTAGGTGGAGAATTAACTTCAGAAAATATTAGAAAAGCACAATCTAAAGTATTAGCTAATTTAAAAAAAGATCCTACTTTTTACACTAATAAAATAGCTCAAGAAACTGTAGATAGATTTGGTGAATATGGTAGTGGTAAAAATAAAAAAGGAAAATATACTAACGCTAAAGAAGCTGAATCTGCTAAAGCTGATGTTAAAGTAAAAGAAACAAAAGAAGAAAAAGATAAAAACAACGAAATGAAAGAAATTTCTAAAGTTGAAAAATCTAATGTTTCTAAAGACAAAAAACCTACTATGGCGACTAAACCTAAAGAAATGACTCAAACACCTAAAAAAGCTAAAGGTATTAAGTCAACTATGGATATGCCTGGTAAAGAAAAGAAAATTAATCTTAAAGAAAATAAAGAATATCAAGGTATTAGTGATGAACAAAAAACTAAACTTGAAAAAACAATAGAATATTTGAAACAACAAGGTAAAACAGAAATGGTCAATGCTTTAGAACGTTTAATGAAATCTGGTATTAAAGATCTAGATGAAAAATTACGTAAAAATGCTCCTGTTTCCAAATATGTTGGTGATTTTGAAAAATCAGACGCTCCTCAATTTAAAGGTAAATCACCTGAAAAAAGAAGAAATATGGCTATAGCAGCTTACGCTGAAAAAAATCCAGGTAAATTAAAAGAAAATGTTTCATCATATCCAATGGATCCTGAGTGGGTAAAACAACATTATGATGTTAAACCTAGTGAAGAAGGTATTAAAATATTTGATAAAATCACAGGTAAAGAAGTTACAGTGTATGAAGTAGGTGAAAAATGGGATGAAGAGCAAAATAAATCATTAAATGAAATGGATGCTAATCAAAAACGTTTATCTGATATAAATCCAAATCATCCATTAGTAAAAAAATCATCAGAAGAATGGACAGCTGAAGATAATAAAGAATTTAAAAAAGTATTATTAAGTAAAGATCCGATGTATGATAAAACTACTCAATCTTTAAAAAATCAAGCTGGTGGAAAAATAAAACTTACTAAAGAAGTAGTAAGCATG